CCAGCCATTCTTTCAATATTACCTTGCGTTTGAAAGTCTTTCAAGTTGAATAGACCATTGATCTTTTACTTCTTTGCCGGCTAGTAGCTTTCCATACTGACGCCAAACATAACTCTTGTTGCTATACAAATCTGCTTCATCAAACCTGTATCCATATTCTTTACAGAAATTGCGATACTTGTCCAAGTCATCAAAAACTTTCTGAGTGCGTGGGTTAGTTTTGATATATGCTGATCGTGCCATTTTATTGCTCCTAAGTACTTCTATTGTTTAAAAGGTGTGTTGTTTTGTGTGTTGTAAAAAATCTCGCAACCATTTTCTCCGTCTTCGGATACTGAGATTGTGATATCTCTATTGGGATAACGAGTAGCGATAATTTCATAAAGATCATCGCTAATCATTTCGCAACTCTTGTGATTTAATTCAAGTGTACCGTTAGTGTATTGATTTACTAACCATCGTTTTACCTGAATAAATTCCAAGTCCCTATCGTTGTGAAATACTTGAATACCCACTTTAACGTGGAATATATGTCTGTGAGGCCAGCCTAAAAAGCTTACATCATATTCATCTCCTGTTTTTAAACTAGGATCATGTAAAGCTTGTGGATAACAATGAATACCTTCTTTCTGGAAAGTAACCCATATCATGCGCTTAGCTGTATTTTTAATCTTCTTACGATCTTCTTGCAAAGCCATTTCTCTCTGTTCAATCATCGATCATCACCAAAATCAAGACGTTCATGAGTTTCTTCCCATTCTATCTTTAGAATTCTTGACAACTCACGTTGATTTTCTGATAAATCGGTATGATACTTTTTTAGTGTATCTGGGTTGTGATTCTCATCTTTCTTTGCTAATTCTATCATCTTTGTAAGACGATTGATATTATCTTGGACAATTATCTTTTGTTTGTTCATAACTATTACTCTGAAAATAAATTTGGACTTAAAACGGGAGGTTTTAAACCTTTACGTTTTTCTTTAGTTTTCTCTTCTTTTTTCTGATGAGCCAATTCATCGCTAACGTTTTTAACAATAGGTGTTGAACCTTTACGTTTTTCTTTTTCTAACTTTTTCTGATGATCTACTTCACCTTCAAAGTTTTTCTGTAAGCTGGTCATATTATTAACCGTTTTCTTACCTGAAAATCCTTGACTACCTGATTGCATTTGCATCCAAAACTTGCTATGTTGATCAATCAAATCTAAACTTTTCTTTCTATCTTTCATAGAAAATATTTCATCTACTATACTACCAAAGTGATTATCTTCAAACTTATTCATAATCATTTTTGGAGTTACACCTTGCTCATATCTACGATTGGCTTCTTGAACGGCATAGATATGTTGATAAACATTATGGGCTTGAATTAGTGTATAACTCAAAGTATCCCAACTTGTTTTAGTTTCTTTACCATGTTGTCCCAAAAACCCTTTGCCTCTGTAGCACAAGTCTTTAATAAGCATTCTATCAGTTATAGGAGAGTTGCTGAAGATTTTATGGATACCATCTTGGATCACAGCATCCTTAAATTTTCTATTGTCAGTTGCGTAGTTTTTGTTTTCAGCAGTTTTTTCCATTGAGTAAGACCATTTCTTGTCATGCTCAATAGTAGTATTAAAGTAAACCAAACCTTTTGCTGCTGAAAAAAATGGACTAGCGCAGTCAAACGTAATTTGTAAATTAGGATTGTGATATTTGCGAACTGCTCGTTGAATGTCAGTAAATAACACCGCATACTCTAAGATACTAGTACCCAAACAGTGAATCAGATCGTGTTTTCCCTGTTCTAGTAATCCATCATGAATAATATTTACGATACGTTTTAGCATTAGATGGATATCAATTTTATTCTGACCACCAAATGCCCATCCATTAAAGTATGTATCTGGATAAATGTTTGGATCACAATACTTTTTCATTTCTTGATACCAATCATCACTTTGCGTATGAGTCAAACCTTGAAGTACATTCAAAAACTTACAATTGCCATTTCTATTATTAATAAAGTATTCGTTATTAATATGAGTAGCTGATACAGCTTGTTCAATAGTAGAGATACCATGCTTGTCTAACAAATGCTTGTTTCTAAGAGTTTGGGTAGGAACGTCAAGACACATACCATAATCCATGTATAAATCCATCCATTTTAGAACTAACTGTCGTTGCTTCATTGCTTTAGGACAATTAGGATCTTTCCAATCAGCGGCCCATTGCCCTTTCATGATCTGAAATCCACCTGAGTCGCCAAGCATGAAAGTTCCCTTTTCACGCTTTCTGATAATTGACTCACTTGGATCATCTTTAGTAGTGTCTAGGTTAGCGTGACCTGCAGAATACAAGCCCCATTTATAATTGTATAAGCCTTGTGTAGAATTCAAAAAGTTTAGTGACTCAACATCGTTATTAAACCCTTGAGGAATTCTTGCTTGATCAAAATAATTTTCACCTTCTCGCTGCTTACCCAATCCTGAAATAAAGAATGAGCTAACAGCGGGTAAGAATAATGCCCATTCGTTATTGTGTGCGTTTGTAAGACTAATTTGTTCCATTATGATCTCTAATAAGTATTTCTACTATTTTTATCTTTTCGTCTATATCTGCTTTTTGTTTGAGCAGATCGGCGATAGCAGGATTATCTTTTAATTTTTCTATCTTTTGTTCTTCATCCCGCTTTTTCCTAGCCCACTCTAGTAGTCCTGATGTATCGGCGTTTAAGCTTATGTTGGCAGTAGATGATAGCTCCAGCCAACTTGTACCGTCATACACCTCCATGTTATGAACAGAACTGTTATATCTCACCATGCCTGCACTAGGTGCTTGCATATTAATATAGGGTAATGATCGTGTTGTTACCAGCAAGCCACCGGCACTTGTAATATTTTTAATCATTTTGCGTGAGCAGGAAGAATGTATGTATAAGTAGCCAATCCTGAATCTACTGTGATTTCAGTTGCACCCTGATCAGAGATTTTAACTGTTTTATCACCTGGCAAATCCATGATAGACAAAAATACTTTTACAGGCCAATCCCAAGATTTACTTAGTGTACCTGAAACATCAGTCTGAAATACGAAATTACCTGAGTGTGTAGAAGGATCACCAAAGAATACTTTTAAGTTGCCCTTTTCAGTTTTAGTAGAAAAAGTAGTTTCTTCGCTATTTGCCGATGCTTGCTTTTTCAATCTAAGAATACTAGCAGCAGTGGGTTCAAATTCTACATTCCAAGAAGCACCCTTGAATGTAACAGTTTTTACTTTATTTTCTACGATTTCTTTAGTCATCAATCTGTAGTCGTTAATAAAGTCTTTGTTCTTAGTTTCAAAGTGAATTGTAGTTGGAATGTCATTACCATCTTTGATTTCTCTGATTACTGAGATATTAGCAGTAGCATCATATTCATCACTAAATCCTAATATTGTTTTAAGTTTGCCCAAGTTTGGCATACCAAATGTTCCTATTACGTCTGCTACTGGAGTTTTGTATGTACCAGAAATAATAACTGAACGGTCTTCAGCAATTGCTTCTACTTTTGTAAGTACATCAGTTCCAGTAATTTTAACTAGCTCTACTATTCCTAAGCCGTGTGTGTTTTGAATTAAATCTTGTAAAAAATCTTTCATGTTGTTTCCTCTTGTGTGAAATATTTAGGTTTTCTAAGTATGTATAATATATGGTTTTATTGCGGTTGTCAACTGTTCATTCAACCAAATACAAATAAATCATCAAAGTTAGTAGATGTATCTGTATTGCTTTTTAAATCCCAGTTAAGAACGCCTAATAAGTTTTCTATCTTTTTGTCAACTAATGTGCTTTCCATTGTAGCATCATCAAATGGAAGCTGCTTGAACCATTCTGGTAATCTAAGTTCATCTGTTGGATACGCAATAGAAGTTAACCCTAATGGATTAGATTTAAGCTTACACACAACTACTTTCATACCATCTAAGATAGTCATTGAATAATTGTCGCTATGCGCTTTTTTTAGATAATTCCAGTTGATAGCTGCGCGAACATGCCCAGGCATAGTTACTTTGCCTGTTTTACTTCTAGCTTCTAGTTCACCATAATATGTAAGTTTGTTTACTGATTTAGGAGAACCCTTAGTCCAACTTTCTTTATCGCTTAATTCTCGTTTAAACTCTTTAATTAGTTCTATGATATCTTCTCTAGTTCGGTTACCTAGAGTCATTACCAATATATCCATTAAGAATTTTTGAATGTATTTGGGAGTATCTGACCTTCTTAGATCAAGTCCCATAGCTTTGATATCACCTGTTTTTCCATTAGTATCTTTGCGCTTGCCTTCTTTGTCAAAGATATTAACAGCATAACGTTTTTTCTTGATAAACAAAGCAGTATCACCTACAATTTCTCTACCACCTTTTATGATAGCGCCTTTGTTTCTCGGACAATGAAACGCTTGTTCCATAAATCTAGGAAAACTTTCGTTTACTTGATCAGCGATATTATCATAAACTTGAATAGCAGTTTCTTTTGTCCACTCCATTTTTCCAGATTCTACATCATTTTTAATAATGGGCCAAGCAGAAAAATATCCCGAATCAGTATCAGAGTATATCATAGAAGAACCTTCATGATCATAAACACCTGTTATTATCTCATTTATCTGAGAGTTCATGTGTTTAACGATTTGTCTACCAGTTAAAGTAACTGATTGACCTAATCTTTTATCATAAAACCTACAATGATTATTAAGCAAAGCACCATACAAACTGTTAAGCAAAATCTTTCTTACTAACTGTCTTTTATCCCAGTACTCTTTATCAGCTTCAGTAGTAGCTTCTTTAAGTTTTTTCTGTAAGTCTTTACGTTCTGAATACCAACGTGATAATAGTCCAGGAATCACACCCTCAGTATCATATCTAAATATAGTACCATTTGCTGACAAAATATATGGATTGTGTGAATCAAAAATCATTTTCCATATTTCAGCCGCTGACATTTCTTGTGATCTACCATCTTCAAAATCAACTGTTAGTATAGTACCTTTTTCTTGATTCATAACAGAAGTATATTCTAATGAGCCAAACAATCCTTCCCATAAAAGAGAACTCATGTCCAAGTCATCATCTTCATCATAGTTACGTTTTTCTTTAGCGAATTTAGTAGCTCGTTCTAAAAGATATTGTTCAGTTTTTGTTTGTCTAACTTGACCAACGATAGTTTCTGGAGCCATGTTCAAAGCACGAATAGTTGATGGATATAGAGAATTAATATCTATAGCACCAATCCATTCATGTAAACCTTGTTTAGGGTTAGCAACATAAGCACCAGCCGCTGCCATTTCGTCAGCACTGCTTCGCTTTTTGTCAGGAACAATCATACCACGAGCGTGAGATTCATTAAGAATAGCCATTTCAATCATAGCTACTGACCCCATGACTGTTGGTAATAATACAGTATTCTCATGCGCTAGTTGATTAGCAAGCTCTAAGAATTTAAGCTTGTTGTGAATTTTTACCACAAGCATAGTATCTTGACGGTTATATCTTATAAACTCTTTAAAGTCTTTATTGTATAACTGATCTAGTGTTCCTTCATATGGTGTTTTTGTTTCACCTACCTCAAGTTCACCAATCGCATCAAGTGAATAACTATGTCTAGACTCATAGTTATATTTCTTATACAACTGAAGATAGTCCATATGAATTCTACCCACTAAGTCATATGTTTGTTCTTCTTTGCCATAGCGTTCGTAAGTTCTTACTTTAGGTAGTTGATTAAGCAAACAAAACTTTCTAGTATCATCTTTACTCATGATTCTAGTAACGCGATTTACTAAGTATGGAATATCAAAGCCCTCTGAATTCCAACCAGTTAAAACATCTGCGTCTTCAATTAACGCAAAAAAGGTTTCAAACATTTCTATTTCGCTACGAAACAAGAATGTGTTTGGGAACTCGCTTACTAGTTCTTGTGCGGTTTCATCTGACAAGTGCTTGGGAGGAATTGCTAAACATATTAACTGATCTAACCAATCTAGATATAAAGCAATAGCAGTAACTGGACTGAACGGATCATCGGGCCTGGCCCAACCTTTATCTGACCAGTCAACTTCAATATCAAAAAAGATTGTGTGTAACTTAGGAGCGTCTACACCCAAATAATTATCAGCTAAACATCTGAAAACAGTGTTTACATCGCTTTCAAATAATTGCTTACCAGAATGTATACGCTTTTCTTTTTCAAACTCTGACTTTTTTCTAGTTGAAAATCTCGTGATAGGATCGTTATAGATAGAACGATACTTGCCCTTAGGATCGCTGTAATAAAAAACATAGTTGGCAGGAAACTCTTTATAGTTTCTTTTACCTTCAGAAGTTCTTTCTACTACATGAATGCGATCATTTTTTGAATCATTGATTGCGTCAATGTACATCTTACTGGGTCCTGCCAACTGTCTCCAAAATCGTATTAAGGTCTTCGTGATCTTCGTTAGTCTGGGTAAGTGTTGACTTATACGCAGTCTTAACCGCTTTCTTCAAAATACTGGGCTTGATATCTAGCTCTTCCGCAATGGCTTTTATCGTATCATTAAGCCCGCCGTTTAGTGTTTCAATTTCGTTGAGTACCGAAATACCCTCATTCACGATTTGGGTTAGCTTAGTTTTTTCTTCTTGATTAAATACTCTACCGTTTGACATATGGTCTCCTGTTGTTGTGTAGTATATATGTGAAAATTTGTGAGGTAAAACTTTTCATAGATTACTAATTATAATCTAAGTTTATGTGTATTACAATTTAATTGGTATTATTCAAAAATATGTGGGTTAGCAGCGCCGTAAACCTTGATCATTTTTCCAGCCATCATATCTGCCATAGCTTCAATGGGTGATCCAGGGTAACTTGAATTGGGTTTTATCATATCAAGTTCATGTTGTCTTACATGTACGAGTTCATGAAAAACCGTTCTTAAAAGGTCTACTAAGTTACGATTTTTAGCATAGACCCAAATTTTACCACTGCCAGGAACATGTCCACCGGTATGATGATTGCCTTGCGCTTCATCTGTGTCCATGCTTAGTTCAATTGCAGGTATATCTTTTATTCCAAACTTTTTACAAATCCATTCAACTGCTTTTGCTATTTCAGCAGCTTTGTTATCATCAAGTTCTTCATCTAAGC